AATGACAAAAGCTGAGTTATATGAATCATTTGACAAAGACATGTTAAAAGAAGAAGCTGAAAAAAATGAAGAAGAGGAAGATCCAACTGATAGAAAAAATCTAAAAGGAGGCGAAAATTTTATTTGCAGTTTGGACTGTAAAGTTTGTGGAACTCAATAATTTTTTAAACTAAAGACAAGATCTTTAGAATACCCAATCGACTTTAATTTAAAATTTGGTTTTTAGTCGATAAACCAAAAGGAGAGTGAACATGATGTATCAGAAAAAATTTGTTGGTGTTGTAAAAGTTCGTGGTAATATTTTAAGAGAACATGATGGTGTAGTAACGATTCCATTCGGGGAAGAATATTCTATTTTTCTCAAAAATCTAAATTCAGTAAAAGCAGTTGTTAGTATTTCAATTGACGGGCAAGATGTTTTAAAAGGAAATAGTATAATTGTTGGTCCGAACAAATCTACTGAAATTGAAGGATTTTTAGATGGAATGAAAGTTTCAAATAAATTTAAATTTATTCAAAAAACTAAACAGATTCAAGATTATCGTGGCGATAAAATAGATGATGGAATTATTAGAATTGAGTATAAATTTGAAAAGGTTATTGAAAAAAGAACAGTAATAAATGAATTTAGAGATATTCATTATTATGATCCTTATCCATACTTAGGATGGCACTATCATTATCATGGTCCTCATTATGGAACATTTACTACTACTGGAGGTGGAAACACAACTTCTAGTGGGATTAGTTCTGGAAGTTGTTCTACAGACAAAGGTGAAAATATTAGTTATACTTCTTCTATGGGTAATGCTGGTATTAATAATGTTTCTTCTTTTGCTTGTTCTGCGAATCTTAATAGTGGGGAAGAATCTCTTTGTTCTAGTGATTTATTTAAACAAGCTCCTCTACCAGATGAAGGAATTACTGTTAAGGGAAATGAATCAAATCAATATTTTAATTATGGATTTGTAAATGAGCTTGAAGATTTTTCTGAAGTTATAACTTTAAAATTAGTTGGAACAAATTCTAAAGGGATAAAAATTGAAGAACCTATAATTGTTACAAAAAAATTAAGATGCCCAACTTGTGGGAAAGTTTCTAGATCTTCTGCAAAATTCTGCAGAAATTGTGGAACTAGTTTAATCTAGGAGCCACAGAAAAAATCTGGGAGTGGTGAAAATAAAAGTAACCACTCCCAGATTTACATGTCGGATATATACTAATTTTATCTTAATATATGCATAAACTCATCATAATTAATAATTTTTGTTCCATATTTATTTGCAGCTTTAATTTTTTCTGAATTAGTTGAGGTATCATCAGTTACTAAATAATCAGTATCTTTAGATATTCCTTTTACTTCCCCACCTTTTTCTTCAACCATTTTTTCATATTCTTTTCTTTTTAATGGTCCTGCTCCTGTAAGAGCAAATTTCATACCTTGAAGAATTTTCAAAGATTTATCCTCCTCTATAAATTTTAATCCTTTTTTCCATAAAAATTGATATAAGTATTTATACTTATTAATATTATCGATAAAAGTCTGAGAAGTTATTGGTCCTAATCCTAGTACTTCTGGATTTTTAATCTCAAATAATTCATCAATAGAAAATTTAGAGCATAAAGATTTTGAAATACTTGTTCCAATTAATGGTATTCCAAAAGCTGCTATTAATTTTTCTGGTTTAATATGTAATGTTTTCTTTACTTCATTAATAATCATTTCAGCTTTTTTCTTTCCAAAACCAGGTAATATTTCTAAATCTTCAACTTTTAAATTATACATATCTTCTATATTATAAACGCCAATCATTTCAATCGTTCTATCAGATATATTATCACATCCCATTTCAATAAAGAAATGACTAATAGTATAAATCATTTTTTGTTTACATTTATCATTTTCACATTTTAGATCTACTGGATTTCCTAAATTATTATATGTTTTTATTAATGGACCATTACATGATGGGCAACGTGTAGGAATATTAGTAGGTGCTGTTTTATATATTTCTGTAATAAAAGGAATTACATCTCCAGATCTAACTACTCCAATTTCAGAACCGATTCCAATTTCTTGACACTCTATAAAATTATAGTTAAATCCAGAACATCTAGAAACTGTAGCTCCTAGAATTTCAGTTGGTTCTATAACTACAACTGGTTTAATAAATCCAATTCTAGTTACATCCCATTCAATATTTATTACTTTACATTTAACTGCTGTTTCATTTAATTTAAATTTAACTTTAGATTTTGGAAATTCAACATTTTCTCTTACTGAGTTTTCATAAGTTAGAACCAGACCATCAATATCATATGATGCATCTTCTTTATATTTTAATAATAACTCTGAAAGAGTTTCTGGTAAACCAATATGACCAAGATTTATAAACCCCCATCTAGGAATTCTTAATTTTAAAATCTTACTTATATAAGTTAATCTATCACTTTCTCTTTTTAATTCAATAGGAGCTTCTATAACTTCGTAAAAAATAACAGATAACTTTTTTAAAATGTTTGGATTAATTTCATCTCTTCTTAAAATTCCTGTTACTGCATTTCTTCTATTCTTAAAACCAAGTTCTTTAAATAAGTCTCCTTCTAATAAAATTTCTCCTCTTAAAGAAACTTTTTCTCTAACTGGAATTGAAGGGATAAAATATTTTCCTTTATTTAAAATATTTTGACCAGATTTAGAATCACCTCTTGATGCAGCAAATGTTAGTATATTATTTTCCCATGTGCATGCTATACTATTTCCATCAAGTTTTTCTGTGTCAATTATAATATCCTTTTTCTTTTTAGCCCAGTCGTTAACTGTTTCTGTATCTACTTTATCTAAACCACCAAGAACAAACGGAAGATCTATTTTTTCATATTTTAATGTAATTGTTTCACCAACTTTTTTAAAATATGGATCATTTGGGTATACCCTTTTAAATTCAGATCTTAATATATCATATTCAGTATCTGTTACTTCCGGAGTTCCTAAATTATGGTAGAGGTTATCCCACCTCTGTAATCGTTCTAAATAAAATTCTTTACTTAGCATTATAATTTCATTATCTCCTCTATTGTCATTGGTTTTCCATTTTCATCAAGTAAACCTGTAAAGTTATTTGGTTTAACTTTTGATTCTGTATCTAAATCTTCAAGAGATTTATCATTAGAAATATCACTAAATACTGTACCAAGCATTTCAAAAATTTTTTCTCTAGCTTTTTTAGTAATAATTGGATAAACATACTCAGATGTTATTTTTGACATTTCTCTTAAATTAGGAGGAGATAGCATCAATATACTAATTGTATTCATTAGTATAATATGTATATATCTCATATGTTTAATAGATGAAGATTTTTCAACTAATAAACCAAGATCATTTATAAAATCTTTCATTAATTTAATTTCTGAATCTGTTGCTAATTCACCGATACCAGGAACATCAGCTAGTTTTTCTTTAAAAACTTGTAGATCTTTTACCATTAATTTTGTTGTTAGCTCAAACATTCCATCATCTTCTTTCATTATACCCCCCCATTTTAAAAAGTTGTTTTAAATAAATTCCATTACGTTAATTAATATATATACTAAAAAATTTAAAAACTAATCTTTCCTCTTATCAAGAACAAATATAAAACCTTCAATACTACATTAGTAAAGGAAAATATAAATGGAAGAAAAAGATAAAGATTTAATAATGATAGAAATCAAAGATGATTGTAGTTTTTGCTTTCAAGATAAACTTCAAAAAGGAAGTTCATCATCTAGAAGTCCAAAAGGATATGTTCATATATTTTCAGTTGATAAAGATGGTAATAAAGAAGAAATTGGGAAACCAAATCTTGTTTTAAATAAAGGTAGGGAATGGTTACTAACTAGATCATTTAATATAGAAAATCCAAGTATATCTTCTAGTAAAGATGAATTTATTTGCTGGATGGGTTTAGGTGATGGTGGTGCTACTATTGCTGATCCATTCAATCCGATTCCACCAGCGAATATGGATATAGATTTAAATAATGAAGTTCCTATAAATCCAACAGATATTACTTGCGCAGATTATCGTAGTGGTTATTATTATAAACATCCACTTGGTGCTATGGATTTTGAACAAGATATAGATAATGATAATAGTTATTTAATTTTAAGAATAACTACAACTATAGGATTTGAAGATTGTAATGATTACTTATTAAATGAAGCTGCACTATTTACTAATTTATCTAACGAAGGTGGCTCTGTTGCACCATTCAATATTTACTCAAAAGTTACTTTTCCAACCACTCCAAAGAATGTGTTAAGAGAAATAATTTTGGTATGGTATATTTACTTTTAAATTACATTATAGATTAATAGAAACCAAAGGTTTATGTAAAAATTTAGAAAATGAAAATCAATTAGAGAAATTAAAAATCGGAGGATTAAAAAATGTCAAACGTAAGCCCTGGTGTATATAGTAAGATCATAGACATAAGTAATTATGTCGCACAAGTTCCAAGTACAATTGGATTTGTTCCGTTTCTATCTAAACAAGGTAGAGATAATCAATTACTTTTTTTAGGAAGTGTATCTGACTATATATCTGAATTTGGTAATCCAGATATTAGTATTTATGGAAAAAATTATGGTCAAGGTCCTTATATTGCTTATAATTTTTTAGGACAATCTGGAGCTTTATATGGATTAAGATGTATGTCTGATGATGCAGCTTATTCCAATATAATTATAAATGCTGAGTTAAGTGATACAGATTCAACTGCTTCTGTTATTGTATCATATGGTGATTCTTTAAGTACAAAAAGTGATATCAAAACAGCTTTGGTATCTCCTGATGCAACTACTTTCCCACTATGTTTAATATATCCAGTTGGACGTGGAGAATATTATAATACAGTAAGTTTAAAATTTAGTAAGTATGCTAATCCAATGTTAAGTGATGTTTATTTCCTTGACGTTTATGAAAAACAAAAAGATGGAACTGAGTCAATAGTTGAATCTTTCCAGGTTTCATTTGATGCTAATGCGGTGGATTCTTCTGGGGATTCTATTTTTATTTATTATATTTTAAATAACTATTCTAATATTTTAAGATGTGAAATTACCCTAACTGATGGTGAATATACTACTGGTTATGATCTTTTAGCAAAAATTTACGATAAAAATATAGGTAATGTAACTGTAGTTGAAACAGCTGCAGCCGCATCAATTACAGATGATAAACAATCATTTAGCGCATGGCAAACATTATCTGGAAATGCAACTTATATGATTGAAGCAAAAGATTCTAGAGGTAATGTTCTTACAGGATGGTTAGGAACTATTAGTTCAGAAGATACTATTAAAGTTTATAATGGTAGAGATTTAGGTACAGCATCACAATCTTGGGTTGGTTCCTTATCTGCTTTTAGTTCTGATGGTGATATTACTTATAGAGTTAAAAAATCTTTAACTAGTATAGATTCAGCTTTTATGTCAACAAACCCTGTTCCTTTAAAACTAGGATCAGATGGTGCTTTATTGAATGATGACGGAACATTAAATACTACTGAAGCTACTAATATTTTAGCTAGAGCTTATGCTGGAACATTAATAAATCCTCAAACAGGAGCTGATGAAGATTTAGTTCTTGATACTGAAAATATTTATTTTAGTGCTGTATTTGATGCTGGTTATCCAACTAATGTTAAAACTGGAATTAGTACTCTTGTTCAAACTCGTAGAGATTGTATAGCTATTTTAGATAATGGGGATAATTCAAGTTTTAATTTAGCTATTACCGCTAGAGAAAATACACATACTTTTAACAATTACTATGTATCTTTATATGAAGAATTTAATAAAGTTTATGATTCGTTTACTGGAAATGATATATGGGTTTCTCCTGTTTATCATATGGCATATATTCTTCCAAGAAATGATAATGTTTCTGAACTATGGTTCGCAGCGGCTGGATTTAATAGAGCAGCTATTGATACTATAGAAGAATTAAGATTCAATCCTAATCTTGGGCAAAGAGACCAGATGTATTTAAAACAATTAAATCCTATAGTAAAATTCTCTCAGGGATATACAGTATGGGGTCAATTAACAAGTCAAGCTAAATCTAGTTCTTTATCTAATTTAAATGTTGTTAGATTAGTTCTTTACATTAAGAGAGCTTTTGAAACATTCTGTAGATTCTATATTTTTGAACAGAATGATTCTTTTACCTGGAATTCTGTTTCTTCTCAAATGATTGGATTTTTAGAACAAATTAAGATAAGAAGAGGATTGGATAGTTATTCAGTTAATGTATATGCAACTGACTATATGAAGAAAACAAAGAGTTTTACTTGTGATATTATGTTAAAAGCAACTCCAACAACTGAACAAATTAACTTAAATTTCTATATTCAATAATTAAAGTTTACAAAAAAATTCCCTCATAAATTTTTAGTTTATGAGGGGATTTTTTACGTTATTAATCCCACCATCTCATGATGTTCTTTCTAATTATAGTAAATAATAAATCTAAATCTTGATTTATAAGATATTCTTCTTTTTTTATTAATTTTTGATATTCAACACGTTCTTTTTTATGATCTTCTTCAGTTATACAATTAGGTCTATTAAAATTTAATGTATTGTCACTATTAAAAATCATTTTTGATTTGCCCCATTTTTTATTATGACCTTCAAAAACATTATCATAATAATTATCATCTAATAATCTAGAGCAAAGAATTCTACATATTTTCATTTTATGAGAATCTCTTTCTGCTAAAACATGATGACCTTCTTCTCTAAAGAATTTTTCCATTAGAGTTAGTTTATATTTAATAATTTCAAGAAAGTAGAAATGATCCCACTGACGATCTTTAAAAATTATTGGACTCCATTTAATAATATTTATAATTCCTCTTATTGGATTCATAATTTGACTTTTAATTTTGTAATAAATATCCATAAAATATGTAATATATGAATCATCAAAATATTTTTTGTATAATCTTTTTTTAATATCTTTTATAATCATCCATCTCTCCAAGATTCTTCTATAAAATTAACATTACCTTTTAAACCAAGTTTTTTAAAAGATTCTTCAACTCTTTTTTTAATATCATTTTGAGATTCATCCATGCCTGCATCAGCAAATATTGCACCAATATAATTATTATAATCACTAGATAATCTTGTTAATCCATTTTTTCCTAGTAGTTCATCAATACTATCAAAGAATGCATAATCATCTTCATCATCTGGAACAATTTCGGTTACCCAATCTTTAAGCATTTCTCTTAATTCACTAGTTTCAAAAGAACACCCATATCCACAAAAAGAAACACTTGAACTATTTGTTACATGATCTGTTTTAATTTTCATCGTCTACTCCTTTTTGTTTTTTATAGTTAATATTTGCTTTAACTATAAAATATACTGTTACAATTGTTGATGGGATTGCTGGAATCGGTCCACCAATTATAAGAAAAAATATTGCTGCATTTAAACTTAAAAATACCCAAAATAAAGGATTATGCAATGTTTTCATAAAGTTCCTTTTTATTTAATTTTTCTATGAATATCATTTATTTTCTTACTAAATTCAATTGAATTATTATGAGCTTTTTTAGTTGATTCTTTTTTATGTTCCAAATCTATATGGTGTATTTTACCAAAAGGAACTTTATTTTCATCAATATGTTGATGCATTTCTATTTCTTTTTCTTCTACTTTATTTTTTTTCATTTTTTTATTCTCCTACTATTACTTCTCCACCATATTTTCTAATAATTCTAGTTGGGAATTCTACGTCTACATCATAGGGAATTGAAGCTGTAATTATACTTCCTCCATTATTAACTATATCTATACATTTTTTACATTTATCATTTAAATCATCACCATATTGATCATAAAATAATTGTTTTACTTCTTCTTCTGTATTTGCTAAATCAAAACCTTCAACTAAATCATTTAAAAGTTCAAATGTTGGTGAATCTTTATCTATATTAATTTTTTTATAACAAGCAACAACATAAGAAGTGCTACTTGAATTTGTTATAAAATCATCTTTTCTTTTCATTTTTTATTCTCCTAAATTCTTCTAAAGATATTTTTTCAAATGACTTTAAATATTTAGTTAGTTTATCTAATTGTTTTTCTGCATCTTTTTTATAACGATCATTATAACCAATTTCTTCCCAAGTTATAAAAAATTCAACATCTTTTACATTAAGTATATCTGTTATTAATTGTTCACACCCACATGGAAAACCAAGATCTTTTTTAAAAATATGTAGTTGACAATTAGGACAAATTTTATCATATTTATTACATAATGGACATTCTATAGTTGTTTTCATTTCCAAACCAAGATCTTTAAAATATTTATGATAATTAAATCTAGTTAATATTTTTTTATAATCTTTTTCTGTTAACCATATTAATTTTTTATGAAATGTTTTTATTCTCATTTAAAACTCCAGAGGACAAATATTCGGATTAGATTCTAATTTATTTCTAAAATTAGTAAATACTTCAGAACTAGTCCATATATTTTTTATTGAATCTTTATAATCTATATTTATAGGAACTCCAATTTTATCATGATTTGCAAAAGAACAAGGCATAAATTTCATATCAGAAGTTACATAACAAGACATTCTTGCTCCTTCACAAGTATCAATAAACATCTTTTCTTTTTTAGTGAAATCATTACAGACTGATGCTATTCTACAAGCGAAGCAACTATCAATTCCAATTTTAAAAGATGTTTTAGATTCTTTTAAATATTGTCTAAATAATTTAACATCATCATCTTTAAGTATTAAATTTTTAAGATCTTTTCCTTTTCCTTGTGGTTTAAATAATAAAAAAATTATTGCATTTATTTTAGATAAATCAAATTTATTATTCCAAATATCAATACCTTTAAGAATTTTTATAGATAAACTAATTGTTTCTGATGAAACAACAAAGTGAATATTTGTTTTAACTTCTTCCTTTAAAAATTTATTAATAGCATTTATTGAATGATCTGGAAATTTATAGTTATTTATATCCAAAATATTTCCTTTCATGTTCTATAAGTAACTCCTTTTTATCTTTTCTTAAAAATTGTTTTCTATGTTTATCTAGAATACAATGACATAATTCACAAACTGTTTTTCCTAGTTCAATCTTATGTTTTTCTATAATTATTTTTTCTAAGTTATTAATATCTTCTCTTGACCAATTTTTCCAAATAGATAAATCTAGATTTAGTTCACTTATAGATTCTAAATAGATTTTTTCATATTGTTTTAAATGATGAACTTCTAATTTTTTATTAGATCCACAAATTGAACATTTAAAACCATCTCTTTTTAAAATTGGAAAAATCCAGTTTGTATAAAGTCTTAATTTAAAATTATATATAAAATTAAAAAAAGATTCAAACTTTTCAGTTGTAAGAGGTTTTCTTAATTTATAGTTTGGTTTTCCTATTTTTGTAATTTTCATAGATTTAGAATATTTATCAACTCTTGGGTCATCTTTTGTTAAACCTTTATTCCATATTATTAATTTTTTATCTTTTATTAAATTATTTCTTGTAATATTTGCATTTTTTGTATTTTTATCAACTCTAGAATCAATTTTTGTTAATCCTTTATTCCACGGTATTTTTCCTAATTGTCTTTCCGTATTTTTTCTTCTTTCTTCTGGACACTTTTTAAAATTATTTTCGCAACAGAACCTCTCTAATTTTCCTATTAAATATTTGGATTTATTTCCGCATCCATATTCACATAGATGTTCTGTATCATTAATAGGTTTAAAAAGCATCTTTTCC